TTCCGGGCATTGCATACAACGAGGCCGAGTTGCGTGCCGATTTTCCGAATGGCGCTCGTATTCAGCTATTCGGCGGGGATGCGCCGGATACGCTCCGTGGCCAGGGATTCGATCTAGTCATCATGGATGAATACGCGCAGATGTCCGCCCGATTATGGCCCGAGGTGGTACGCCCGGCCCTCGCTGATAGGAAGGGCAAAGCCATCTTTATCGGCACGCCTATGGGCCATAACGCCTTCTTCGATCTGTATGAAACCGCCAAGCATGACGACGACTGGTATGTCCAGATGCACCGAGCGAGCGAGACGGGCTACGTCAGCAATGATGAGCTAGCCGCGGCGCGGAAGGTGATGAGTGAAAACCAGTATGCACAGGAGTTTGAGTGCAGCTTCGTCGCCGCAATTATCGGGAGCTATTTCGGGCGCTTGCTTGAAGAGGCCGGCAACGAGCAGCGCATCGGGAAGGTACAGCACGATCCCGGGCTGCAAGTCGAAACCTGGTGGGATCTGGGAATAGGGGACAGCACCGCAATCTGGTTTGCCCAGAGAAATGGGCCTGAGATTAGGCTGATCGACTACTACGAAGCCTCCGGCGAGGGGCTGGCCCATTATGCGAATGTCCTGGAGGAAAAAGCCAAGGCGGGAAAGTGGAAGTACGACAAGCACGTTTTTCCCCACGACGTCCGGGTGAGAAGCCTGGACACCGGCAGGACGCGAGTCGAAGCCTTGGAGAGCCTTGGGATAGAGGCTGAGGTCATGCCGCAGCAGCGCGTAGAGGATGGCATCGAGGCCGTCCGTAGGCAGCTACCAAACTGCTGGTTTGACGATCTCCACTGTAAACGAGGCATAGACGCGCTCCGGCAATACCGTGCCGAGTACGACGACAAGCGCAGGACATTCAGGCTCAAGCCCGTCCACGATTGGGCCTCTCATGCTGCTGACGCCTTTCGATATGGCTGCCTCTACACGCCGACAGCGATGAAGTGGGAGACGTTGGAATACGCAAATACAGGGATAGTGTGATGGCGTGTAATATTAATTATTGTCAAGGGGTTTTTACCGTCCAGCCTAGCTAGGCTGCGAGGTAAAATAATGAAAAGGGGACTACTATTTAAACTCTTGATATTGCTCGCATTAAATGGATTCTGGTGGGCATTGGTTAAATTAGAATTATTTTAGGACGGCCATGAAAGTCGCTACTTTTGATGTAGATAGCAAGATTCCGAATTTAGCCTTGATGAAACTTAGCACCTACCACAAGCGATGTGGTGATAGCGTTGAACACTATATGCCGCTCAACAAACACATATATGACAAAATTTATGCAAGCCGCATTTTCAATTTTTCTGATGATTCGATGTTAGATCCGGCGCGCATGGAAATCGGTGGTACTGGCTGGGATATTAAAAAACAGTTGCCTAGCGAGATTGAATCACTGACTCCTGATTATTCTTTGTATGGGTATCCGCATAACATCGGGTTTACGATGCGGGGTTGTCGCCTGCGCTGTTCGTTTTGCGTGGTGCCGGATAAAGAGGGCCGTCCATACAGCACGAACACTATGGAGGAAATCTGGACACAGCGGACGAGCAGATTCGTGGTTCTGCTAGACAATGATTTTTTCGGAAACCCGGAGTGGGCAGATCGCATTGAGGAAATCAAATCTCTTGATTTAGACGTTAATTTCAGTCAAGGCTTAAATATTCGTAATTTGAAGCCAGAACAGGCTGCGGCGCTTGCCACAGTAAACTTCTGGAACATCAATAGGACTAAGCGTCAATTGCATTTTGCATGGGACGATCCACGCCACGAAAAACTCATTCATAAGGGGATTGCTTTAGCGCAAGACGCAGGGATAAAGCCCTATCAAATGGCCTTTTATATTTTGATTGGCTATCACTCAAGCGAGGAAGAAGATTTGCATCGAGTGGAAGTTCTTAGAAAATACGGGTGTGACCCTTTTGTGATGCCTTATGACAAGTCCGATTTTTATCAAAAGCGTTTTGCCAGATGGGTAAACCATAAAGCGATATTTAATTCTGTAAGCTGGAAGGACTACAGTGGCAGCAATAAAATAAAAAAGCGGGTGTATATTAGCCAATTAGAGCTATTCGGATGAATTTAAGCCGAGTCAATCCATCGCCAGAGTACATCTGGTGCCTGGAAAACTACAAAGAGCTTCACGAAGGAGGCAAGTTATTTGACGGCCGGAGCCTGGAGAGGTTTATCCACACCATCGATCGACTGATTAAAGAAACAAACTGCAAGACTCTGCTCGACTACGGGGCCGGCCGCGGCGTGCTTTACGGCAACAACTACGGCACGCTGACGGACGAAATTGATAAGCCGCTGGATGAATACTGGGGCGTGGAGGTTGATCTATACGATCCCGGCTATTTGCTTGATGCGCTACCGGACTTTCCAAACCAGGGCTATGATGCTGTGATCTGTGTGGACGTCCTTGAGCATATTCCAGAAACCGATCTGGATTGGGTTATCGACGAAATGCTTGGCATAGCGGACAAGATTGTATTCCTGAATATAGCGTGCTTCCCTGCATTGAAGACATTCTCCGATGGGACTAACGTCCACGTTTCCGTATTCGAGCCTGATGTGTGGATGAAACTCTTAGGTGAAAAGAGCAGACAGCATAAATCTGATATCTACGTCTATTTTGACGCCGTTGAAGATAGCGCCGTTGTGCATAAAGCATTCAAGATAGATAATTCACGCGGCACCAATGAGTTATCGTGTAATAGAAATAGAGTTTAACTATGGCAGAAAAATCACAACCCGTATCTGACGATCAAATTGCAGCTATTTGCCGCGGGCAGATAGATGCCTCTGCCGGATCTGCCGGGGGAGAGATTAGCAGCGCGAGATCCGAAGCTCTCGATTATTACTACGGGGAGCCTTACGGGAATGAAACCGAAGGCCGCTCTCAGGTCGTCACCCGCGAGGTTATGGAAACTGTCGAATGGATATTGCCATCGCTGACGCGGATCTTCACAGACACCGACAACATGGTGGAGTTTGAGCCGGTCGGCGAGGATGATATTGATCAGGCTAAGACAGAGACAGAGGTGTGCAATTACGTCTATTGGAAGCAGAATCGCGGGTTTTATAACACCTACACGATGCTGAAGGACGCGCTGTTATCTAAAACGGGCATCTTAAAGATATGGTGGGATGACGCTGACGAGGAATCGAAAGAGGAATATGAAGGGCTCGACGAGACTCAACTCGGCGAGTTGCTGAATGATCCGTCTGTCGAGCGCGAGATCCTGGCATTCGAGGAGACTCAAGAAGGCCTCAACATCTCGTTTAAGACGACGAAGCTGCGTGGGCAGATCCGAATAGAGCCAGTGCCGCCGGAGGAATTCGGCATAGCCAGGTATGCCCGCAGTCCTTATGTCGAGGATGTCAATTTCTGCTATCACCGGACACAGAAGTCCTTTTCTGAGTTGATCCAGATGGGCTATGAGCCTGATGTGATCAGGACGCTGCCGCATGACGATGACGTCCAGACGGCCGAGGAATTAGCTAGAAGAAACCAGACGGACGAGCAGGAGCCGTATGATTTCGCCTCCGAGGAATCCATGCGGATGTACTGGATTTCGGAGTGTTACGTCCGCATCGATCGGGATGGCGATGATATTGCCGAGCTTCTACGAGTGACGCTGGCCGGAGGACATTACACGGCATCCTCGGCGCGGTTGTTGAGCATAGATGAAGTAGACTTCATGCCGTTTGCTTGCGTGGCTCCGATCTTGATGCCGCACAAATTCTACGGCCTGTCGATGGCTGATTTGACAATGGATCTCCAGAAAATCAAATCGGCGTTGCTGCGATCGATGCTCGATAACACCTACCTGGCGAATAATTCCCGCACCGCAGTCAACGACACGAAGGTTAATCTGGATGACTTGCTGACTTCCCGTCCCGGCGGTGTCGTGAGGTACAAGGGCGACGGGCCAGCCAACCAGTACATCATGCCCATCCCGCACAATAATCTGCCGCCTGAAGCGTACTCGATGATGGAGTATCTCGACGACATCAGGAAACAGCGCACAGGCGTTGGCGATGAAGTTGCCGGATTGGATAAGAATGCCCTGGCGAATGTGAATACCGGCGTCGCGGCATTAGCTTTCGATGCGGCGCGGATGAAGATCGAATTGATCGCCAGAATCATCGCCGAGGTTGGATTCAGGGATGTCTTTAGAATTATCCACAAGCTCCTGATGACGCACCAAGATCGTCAGATGATCGTCAATATTGCCGGCAAGTTTGCCGCTATCAACCCATCGGAATGGCGCGAAAGGCAGAATACGACGGTCACCGTTGGGGTGGGGACGGTATCCAGGGAGCGGAGGATGGTTGCGCTGGATACGATCATGAAGAAACAAAACGAGCAGATTCAGCAAGGCGGCATGGGCATGATCATCCAGCCGCATCAGGTTTATCAGTCTCTTGCGGATATGGTGGACGCCTTCGGACTTGAGCCGACTGCCTACTTCACCGATCCCCGTACCGTA